CGAGCGTGGGACCGACCTCACCGACGAGGCCGTCCAGACGGGTAGCTTCGGCATGATTGCCGGGCTGGACTTCATGTTCTCGACGGTGGGCGACCTCACCACGCACAACGCCATCCTCGTCGACTCCGACCGCTACGGCTACGAGGCCACGTTCACGCCGGTCGAGACCGAGGAGGACAACGACTTCGACACGGACACGCAGCGGTACAAGGTTCGCACCCGCAAGGGCTTCAAGGCGATCAAGCCCGAGGCGGCTGTCGAAGTCCAGGGCTAACTGATGCCCAACGAACGCCGGTTACGCGCTGTCCGCGCCGAGCGCCAGCGGCTCCGCATCATCCGGCTGTTGGAGCAGGCTGTTGACGCTGACGAGAAAGAGCAATGCCCGGACTGCGGGCGGTTCTACAAGTCGGTTTCGAGCCACTCGGCGCACTGCGACGGCCCGGAGTAGAGCAGACCATCTTTTGATACACGACACACATGAGCAACAACGTAACACCGGGCGACGTGACACGCGCACTCGGCTCGACAGACCTGTCGGACGGGCAACTCAGCGAATTCATCAGCGTCGCCGAGCGCGCTTACGACCAGCGCGTTGACGGCGAACACGTCGATGAGGAGCCGCGCGACGATGTTATCACCCGCCTCGCGGCGCATCTCATCGCCAGCGGACCGGAGCGACAGGTCGACAGCGGCGGCGAGGGCGGCGGGTCTGTGACCTTCGCCGGCGATACCGGAATGGGGCTCGAAGCGACGACGCACGGTCAGATGGCCGTCTTGCTCGACCCGACGGGGCAACTGGACGGCGGCGACGACGGCGGGTCCGACGACTTCACTCTCTCGACATGACCGGCTTCGATTTCGACGCCGACTTCGAGGAACTCATCGAGGAGTTGTCGAACCTCCAAGAGCAAGCGTCGGGCGGCGGTTCGTATTTCGTCGGGACAGCCGTTGAGTACAGCGTCTACGTCGAATTCGGGTCCAGCAAAATGGACGCGAAGCCGTTTTTCCGGCCGGCGCTGGCCGAGGCGCGGCGGGACCTGGAGTCGTTCATCGCGGCGAACGCCACCACATCGGCCGATGACATTGAGACGGCGCGCGAACTGGTCCGAACCGTCGCGTTCGCGCTGGAACGCCGCATCAAGGAGATCATCACGCAGAAGGGCCTCATCGACACGGGCACGCTGCGGGCCTCCATTACGGCCGCGCCGGTGCCCGACGCCTTGCCCGACGCCGACGAGGTCACGGTCAACGAGGAAGTCGAGATAGACACATGACACGCAACGCTATCGAGTCGGCGATGCGGCGCTTGCACTCCACGTCCCTCGCGAACGCCACCGTCGACGTGCTCGAACCGTCGGTTGACTACACCGCCGGCGAAGGCTACGACGTAACCTACCCCGACGCGGCGACGGCCACCTACGAGGCGCGCATCGACAGCCCGACCGACGTGACCGACAAGGAGCGGGCTGGCACGACTGCCGAGATCGACGCCGTCGTGCGCGTTCGCGATGACACGGGCCAGCAGTGGGAGGGCTTCGGCGAGAGCGACGACGCGTCGGCCCGTGTGCGGGACACGTCGGATGGCACAGTCTATCAGGTAGAGGGCGTCACGGACAGGCATGATGGCCTGACGACGCTCGACGTGGTGGAGGTCTGAGATGGCACGCCGACTCCCACAACGCCCGGCGCAGTATTTCATCGACGAAATCCTCCTGCCGGCGTGGGACCCGTCGGGCGCGGTCGGCTTCGACGTGACGCTGGACGACCCGTCGGCCGAGGCGTTCCTGCCGGTTGGCACGTCGCTCGACGATGTCGGGCAGGTCTATCCGTCGCTGGTCGTCCAGCGCAGCAACGAGACGAGCGGCGGCGAGACCGGCTATGACTTCCTGACCGAGAACGGACCGGGCCAGAACCGCGACGGGACGCTCCTCGTGACGGCCCGCGCCGAGGACCGCGAGGGCGACTATTCGGGAGACAGCAGCACCTACGACGCAGTTGCCGCGGATGACCTTGTTGCCGAGTTGATTGCGGAGGTCGCAGATGTGTGTTCGCGGCGGGCGACCGCTCCGAACACCGAGTTTAGCTTTGTCGGGGCGTTTCCGGGGGCCGACGCACCCGATGATTTCGACGCAACCCCCACCGTTCGCATCGCACAAACCACCGTGCAGTACGCTTGGATTCGCGAATAACTCAAACCAATGGCAACAACGCTACTCACCCGCGACGCATCGGACTTGGACGGCTCAGACACCACCATCAGCGCTGACATCGAGATCACGCAAGACGAGGCAGTGACGCTGCTGTACGTCAACGACCTCGACGTGTCGCTGACCGCCGACGCCCAGCTCAGCCACTTCGACGACGAGGACTTGGCCGACGCCTACACCGCGAACTCCCAGTCCGTCGCTGCCGGCGAGCGCGGCGTGGACACGCTCCACGAGGACGTGTGGGAGCGCGCCGGCGTGACGCTCTCCTTCGGCAGCGCGCCGTCCAGTGGCTCGGTCAAGGTCATGCTCATCCGCCAGCGGAGGGACAACTGATGACGATGGACGAGGGCACCCGCGGGACGATGGACGACAAGCGGGACGCCGAGTACAGATCGGTCAGTACAGAGGACCTACATACCGAATCGCGTGGTCCGCAGGTCGTCGTGCAAGAGAACTCCGACGGGGAGATCGTAGCCAACGGCACGAAGGACCAACTCGCCACGGGCGACATCACGAACCCGACCGAGACACGGCAGGTCCTCCAAACGGCTTTCGACGAGGGGGGCCATGTCCTCGTCCGACGGGCGTCACAGGACTACGTTGTTGATGTAGCAGGGCAGGACAAAGTCGGGGCGGACTACTCTCTCGACTGGCCATCTTACACTGACATCGAACTCGAACAGGGCGCTGTCATAAGGTACGATGCCGAAACGAGCATCACACCACCCGATACCTCAACGATCCTTCGGGCGAGCGGTGCGACGGATATTCGACTCCGTGGCCGTGGCAAGCTCGACGCGGGGTATCATCGGACAGACCAGCCCGACGACCATGATAACGACACACACGTCATCAAGATCGGCGAGAAGGAGAAGGGGGACCTTGTGGGTTCTGGGTGGGGATGTACGCGTTTCATCATCGAAGGAATCACAATCTCTGGGGGTTGTCGGCACGGCATAGAAGTTGGTGCGGCCTCTGGAGACCTCGGAAACTCGGGCTACGGCGTCATTAAAAATGTTGTCTCAGACGACGGGGCGGGCGACGACGACTTCTGCGCTGGCGGTCCTGTTACGGACGTGACCTTCCGTGGCTGTATCGTCCTAAACCGCCAACGCGCAGGTCGATGGGGCAACAGCGGGTTCGAAGCCGACGACGGCCCGCGAAACATCCTCTTCGATGGCTGTCGGATTTACAACCCCCCGAACAGTGGTATCGATGGGTTCGCTATCGGGAAGACGCACCCGTGGGCGAGCGATTCTGTATACTGGAATCGAGGGAACCACGCTGTCGACTGCTACGCGACAGGGTGTCAGCGCGGCGTGGTTGTCTCGCACGCTGGGGGCACAGTCTCAGACACGAGGATCAAGGGACTGACGGCACATAATTGTGGGACTGCGGTCGACGTGCATCCGCGTAATGGCGCGACTCTGGACGATGTGGTTATCGACGGCGGGCGGTTCTCTGGTTGCGACATCGGCGTTGAGGTCCGCAACCGGGGGAGCGGAGTCCTTGACAAATTGGAGTGGTGTGGAACCACCCTCGAAAATGTTGGAGAGGGCGCGGACTTCACGCCGAACGGCGAGACGGTCATCGATATCGACAACGTTGATATCAAAACGACAGGCAACGGCATCCACGTCAAACGGCGAGACGTTGACGATCCAGGCACCATCGATATCTCTGTCACGAACTCCGAGATTGTCGGCGATGGCGACCAGCGCGGGCTGTTCTTTGACTCCAACTCGACGCCCGACATCCTTTACGACTCGATCAGAGTCGAGGGCTGTGAGATCGATAGCTTCGCCTATGCTGTCGCGTTCAGCAGTTCGCTGACGGACACAGAAGTCGCAGGCGATGGCCTCATAATAGACAACAGTATTCGGAACAGCGCATCCAATGAGTTCGGTATCCCAAATAGCTCCGTGAGGCAGTACATCAGAATCCTCGGTAATGGAACAGGTGATGACTTCGCTGCTACTGTCCCGTCTGCGCCCTACGAAGGGATGCGGTACTGGGACGACGGATCGAACACAGGCTCGGGAACGAAGGGCGAGCGACGGTATCTCGGCGGTGCGTGGACGGATATCTGGACGGCGTGATCCGTTTACCACTGAAGATATAGACACCACCTGTTCCATAGTCTTTTAGCGTGCAATAAAAAATACAGACGCGATGACGCCCGTCGGGGCCGAGGCCCAGACCTGACACGGATTTTACGATACTACCCATGCCAAGTCCTACAGAATCAGCCATACAATCGGTAAGAGCAGAGTGGGTCCCCAGCGACCGCAGTAGCGGGACGCCAAGACCGCCGGCTGACCCGTCGTGGCGACGGTTCGGCGACTATATCGAGAGCTATCCCGGCTGGTCCGGCGACGCTGGCACGGAGGGCCAGCAACCCGCCGGCTCGCTGGGGCTGACCCATCACTTCCGCGGCGCGGAGGAACACGACCTCTCGCTCCAGTGGTGGCTCCAGCGATTTTTCGTCGACTCCAGCGGCAACCCGAACGACCCTATCGGCTCGCTCATCCAGCACAGCGAGGGCGAGGCGTATCCGACGCACGAACTCCTCATCCGCCGCGAAGTCGCGGAGGGCGGCGCGCTCGGCGGTGGCTTCCGCGAATACGTCGTCGGCTCGGGCTGTAAGCCTACGTCCGGTTCACTGCCCGGCGACCCGAGCGAGTCCCAGCCCATCGTCGCCGAGGCCGGCTACGCCTGTGAGATGGTTCGTTCGTATATCGTCCACCAGCCCTCGGGAACGGTCACGCCACAGGTCAAGTCAACGAGCGACCAAGACACCGGCCAGACCGTCACCATTGAGAACGGGGGCGCGGGGACGACGGACACGTTCACGCTCAACGGGACGACGCTCGTGTCCGGCGCGTCGGGCGCATCGTTCGGCGACATCGACGCGGTGCGGGTCGACGGCGACCACGACGGCGACATCATCGTCGAGGACGGCAGCGGCACCCAGCTCGTCGAGGACGGCGACGGCAACGGCATCACGGGCAAAAACAGCGACGGCGTCCAGTCGTTCCGCGGCATCCCGCTGCTTGGCGCTGGGAGCCACGCCAGCGAGATCGGCACGGCTCCCGAGGACTACCTGTTCCTCGGGACGAGCACCACCTTCGACGGCGGCCCGCTTGCGTCGAGTGCGCCGTCGGACCGCATCCACAGCATGGACCTCTCCATTGAGGTGGATGTCGAGCGCGATGCGCGACAGGGCACGCGCCGGCAGGCGATTGACCCGACGACGCGGACCGCCGAAGTCGAGGCCGACGTGGCCGGGCCGTTCGAGAGCGCCGCGCAGTCGGCCCGCTACTATCGCGGCTCGGAGGGTGACATCGTCTACACGCTCCCCGACGGGACGGTGACGCTGACGAACGCTACCCCGAACGACGTGGACGACTGGGAGCGGTCCGGCGGCGATGGCCGGGTCATCTATGGTGTGACGTACCAGGCAGCCAACGAGACCGGCGCGGCAATCACGGCGACCCACAACTAACCCATGAGTGACAGTTACGACGACACGGCCGAGTGGCTCACCGACACGACAGACACCATCGAGCGGTCCTTCGAGGAGGGCGGCCAGCAGCGCACCATCGAGGTCAAGGAGATCACCGAAGGCGAGTTGGAGAACATCGAGAGCAAGGCCGCCGAAGGCCCCGAAGCGGAGGCGGAGGCGATGAAAACCGCCATTGACGAGTATCTGGTGCGGCCTGACGTGCCTGTCGAGGACATCCCGATGGGCAAGCGCAACACGCTGTTCATCCATATGCAACTCGCCTGGAGCGGCCTCGAAGGCGTGGAGGCAGCCCTTGACGACATCAACATCGACGGCCTGGGAAATCGGTAGACCTCCCGCCGCTCGCCGAGGAGGCGCTGCGGGACAAGGTTCGAGGTCGCGACGACCATGCAGGTCATGGCCTCGCGGACTGACGAGGCCGGCGACGAGGCGACCGAGCTGGCCGCGAGTGCCAGCGCGGCGTCGGCAGGTCTTGGAGGCATGGGCGCGGCGTCGGTCGGGGCCAGCAACGGCCTCAACCTCGTGTCCGTCTCCGCGCAGGGACTCCAGGTCTCGCTCGGACCGCTTGTCGCGATCCTCGGCGCGGTCGTCGTGGCGCTGCTGGGCATCCTCAGCGCCGGCGTCGCTATCGCCTCTGTCGGCGCGCTCCTGCTTGGCTCGGGAATCCTTGCCTTCGGCCAGCAGGCCGCCGACCGGTTCAGCGAGGCCGAGAGCGCCGCCGAGGGCTTGGCGCAGGTCGCTAAGAACCTCCAGTCGCGCATCGTGCCGATACTGCGGCCACTCGGTAACGCGTTCGCGCCGCTCATCGGCGAGGCCGTCAACGCCCTCCCGTCGCTCGTCCGCAACATCGTCTCGGCGGTCGGGCCGCTCCAGTCGTTCAAGAGCGCGGCGCGGGCCATCGGCGGCGCGATAGCTCGGCTCTTGCCGTTGATCGTCCGACTGGGCGCGGATGCGTTCCGGCAACTCCGCGATGAGTTGGGCATGACCGGGCGGATGTTCATTTCGCTCCTGCCGTCGCTTGTCCAGTTCGGCGTCAACGTCTTGGAAGTCCTGTTGCCGGCGCTGAACGTCTTGATGGCGGCGCTGCAAATCACGCTTACGCTCGTCAACGGCCTCGTGAGCGTCATTGAAGCCGGCGTCGGTATCGTCGTTGCGTTCGGTAGTGCAATAAATGAGATGCTGGTCGTGCCGATGATGCGGGCCATCAAGGCCTCGGACAGACTCATCGGCCGACTGACCCAGTTGGTCGGGCTGATGCAAACGCTGTCTGGCTCTCCGGCCGGCTCGTCACTCATAGCGGCCGGCGGCACCATCGCCTCGTCTGGCGGCGGTGCGACGGCGCGACGTGCCCCCACGACCGGCCGTCGCAATCAGGCCCGTCGCGGGAACCCACAGGCCCGGCAGGAAGCGGGGCTCCCGCCCATCCGCGTCGAAGGGGACACTGGCGTCGTCAAGGACGTGGCCTTCGAGGGCGGCCAAGAGGGCGCGCGAACCGAGTTAGAGCGTGAACGCCGGCGGACGGGTGATCGGCGATGACAGACCCGACGTGGACGATTCATGGCGCTGACTACGACGTGGAGATTGACGGGCTACTCAATGACTTTCTCGACCGACGGCGGGGACAGTCCGTGACGCTGCGGTGTGAGATTCGCCGACGTGGCAGCACGGTATCGGACGTGGGCGGCCAGTACTCCGCGACCGCTGGCTTCCAGTACAGTTCGCCGAACGGCGCGCGGTACTCCGGCGGTGCGCCGTCGGTGTTCCCGGCACAGGAGCGATACGGCTGGCTGGTCAACTACCACGATTTTGCCGGCGCGACAGACGTAGGCGTCGACGACAAACAGGTCCCATACTATCGGGAGTCCGTCCCCGCGCGGGCCGACGTATCCTCGCTGTTGATCGGCGTCGAGCCAAACGGCGACATCCCGCCGGCGACGGGCGTGTGGGCAATCGTCGAGGACGGCGGTGAAGTGTCGCGGCTGTTTGGCGACATGGCCGTCGTCGAGTTGGAGGTCGTTGTGCTGGCAGAGTATTCAGAGCTGTCCCGCAGCGAAGTCAAATCGCAGTTTGAGGAACCACTCTAACATGACACTGGAAATCACCAACGGCGGCGGCGCACAGACGCTCGACATCAAACAGCCAGACTGGCAAGATGAGGGCTATGCGGTCATCGGCGACGTAGCCACGCCCGGCAGTGGCCCGCTTGCCGTCACTATCGGCAGCGGGACGCTCGGGGCTGGTAACGGCGCGCTCTCCGTCGCGTCCGGCGACGCACTCGTCGGCGGGGCGACCGTCTCCAACGGCGGCGTGTCTGTCGATATTGACTCCGGCGACTCCGAGCCGCGCAAAGACGTGGTGTGGATAGACAGCACCGGCTCTGTGCGGGTTGACAAGGGCACTCCGACGGGTATTCTCCCACAAGGCGCGTCTGGCTTCGAGAGCTACGTCCCGCCGGTGCCGTTCCCCGGCACGACGCCGGCGACTGTGCTGGCGGCAGTGTTTGTGCCGGCCAACGCTGACGAGATCG